ACCGGCGATGCTGGACCTATCGGACCTGCGGGACCTGCTGGCGCTACCGGACCCCAAGGACCGGCCGGCGCGACTGGTGCTACCGGACCGGCTGGTCCAACTGGTCAGACGGGTTCCACCGGAGCCACTGGGCCCGCCGGTACCACTGGTGCGACGGGTTCGGTAGGACCGCAGGGTCCGAAGGGCGACACGGGCCTGACCGGATCGCAGGGCATCCAGGGAAGCCAAGGCCCGCAGGGGCCCGCTGGGACCAACGGCACGAACGCGATCCCGGTCTACGCCGCCCTTGCCAACGGCGCGACGGCGATGGCGTTCGGGACCAACACCACCGTCAAGGTCACGCCGACCGGGAACGCCACCTACACGACGACGGTCCCGGTCGCCGGGACGCACGTCCACCTGATCGTCCTCACGTCAGGCGTGTCCTCGTTCACGCTGACCTTCGGAACCGGCTTCAAGCCCACCGGGACGCTCGCCACCGGGACCACGACCGCGCGCGTGTTCGTGGTCGCCTTCATCAGCGACGGGACCAACCTCTACGAGGTCTCCCGGACCGCGGCGATGGTCGCGTAGGAGACGCATATGGACGCACTCAAGGCCGAGCAGATCACCGGATCCAAGTGGCGGGTCCTCGCCATCCCCTTCGGCGGACCGTTCAAGGGCCGCGACCTGGACGGCGAGTACTTCGACGCCGAGACGGACATCAAGCGCCACTGGTTCAAAGCCAACCCGGTCGTGTTCCACCACGGGCAGGACACCTCGGCCAAGGACGAGGACTACGGCGAGGAGGAGCTCGACGACGCGCCCGCCATCGACGGCTGGTGGGGCACAGTGTGGCTCAACCGCTCCGCCCGGTACTGGGCCGAGGTCGACAAGATGCTCCGCGCCGGCAAGATGTTCGGCTCGAGCGGGGCCATCTCCCACTTCGTCCGCAAGGACCAGAAGTCGGGGCACATCGAGGTCTGGCCGCACGCCGAGCAGACCCTCACGCCCACCCCTGCCAACCCCTACGCCCGCATCACCGCCGCCAAGGCGCTCGCGGGCTTCACCTCTGCCGGGATCGCGCTGGACGACGACCTGCGACGTGACCTGCTGACCAGTGGCGAGCCCTCGGGCGACCTGCTGGGCGGTGGCGATGTGGCGGCGGAGCGGCTGCGCCTGATTGCCCGAGCCGACGCCCTCGTGGCGGCGGCACGCAACATCTAGGCCAACCTACCCTTCCGGGCTCACCACGGGAGGTCCGCGAAAGGACCCTCCCTTGTCCCAGAACGACCTCGACCAGAAGATCGAGGCCCTGACCCACGACGTGATGGAGCTCGCGACCGAGCTCAAGGAGAAGACCGACATCCCGCTGGACCGCATCCAGGCGATCCAGGGCGAGATCGAGGTCAAGTCCGCCACCCTCGACAAGCTCCAGACGGAGAAGCGCGCCAGCGCGGTCGAGGCCCAGATCGCCGACCTGGACGACCGGCTCAAGGCGTGGAACCGCGAGAGCGCCCGCACCAAGACCGCCGCCATCCTCGCCGGCGTCAACCCCACCTCCCCCGCCACCAAGGCGGTCGGCCGCTACAGCGAGGACAACTTCCTGTCCGCGCTGGTCGAGCGTCGCAAGGGCGACACGGACGCGCAGGAGTTCGTCAAGGCGGTCCTCGGCACGTCGGCAGCGACGGGCCAGGCGATCGTCCCCGGCAACTTCGTCACCTCCCTCGTCGAGCAGCTGACCCTCGCCAACCCGTACCGCCAGGCGTTCAACGTCGTGACGGGCGTGCAGGGCGCGGGCGTCAACATCCCCTACGACATCACCGCCATCACGGCGGCGCTGCTGCAGGGCGCCTACGGCTCGAACAAGGACGTGCGGGACTTCTCCTTCGCGTCGGCGACGGCCACCCTGTACACGATCGCCCAGATCGCGGACATCGGGAACCAGCTGCTGCGCCAGTCCAACGGCGCCGCCGAGGCGTCCGCCCGCCGCCGGCTCGCCCGGTCGATCGGCCTCACCGAGGCCACGTTCATCAACAACGGCTCCGGCTCCAGCCAGCCGCTCGGGTTCTTCCCGGCGCTCATGGCCTTCGGTGACGTGGCCGCGTTCAAGACCACGCTCTCCTCGGAGCCCCGTGTCGCGGCCCTCGGTCGTGGCATCTCGGCGATGGAAGCGCGCGGCATCCAGGCCGACAACCTGGTCATCTTCATGAGCCCGACCGACTACTGGGAGGCTGCGACCGAGGGTCTCAGCACCTACGCCGGCGGCTGGGCGATCGACCCCGCGGCCGGTGCCGCGTCCTCGGCTCCCCCGGATCGCCTGTGGGGCGTTCCCGTCAAGCGCGACGCCACCTGGCCCGCCGCGTACCTCGGGACCGCGCTCATCATCGACCGGACGGAGGTCGAGATCTTCACCGGGCAGGAGTTCCGGATCGATGTCTCGTCCGAGGCGGGCAACCGCTTCGACCAGAACATCACCGGGTTCCGCGCGGAGGAGGAGTTCGGCTTCAACGCCGAGCCCTACGTCCGCACCGGGCGCGTCCAGAAGGTCCTCGGGCTCTAACCGAGAGGAGGTCACATGGCCGCAGCCAAGGACAAGGCCGAAGAGGCCCCGTCCGCCAAGGACGTCAAGGCCACGCTCGTCGAGCAGGCCGAGGCGCTCCTGCATCCCCCGGTCGCTGGCTACGACGCTGCACAGACCTCGTTCGACGAGGGCGTGCAGGCGGTCATCGACCTCATCAAGGCCTACAAGGGCTAGCTCGGGCGCTCACCGCCCGCATCCCGACGGCTCCGTCCGTCGGCGGCCTGACCCCCACGTCACGGGGGTCATCACCATGTCCGGGACCCGGTGGGAAGGTGAGCATCCTTCCGGGTTCCGGGCGCCTACCCACACGGAGGCTCACCAGCCGTGACCCAGAACATCGACGGCGAACGGACGGTTCGCACGCCGCGCCTGCGCAAGGAGCTCCGGTTCCGCACCCGCTCCGACACCAACGACGGGGCGCTGGTCACCGGGATCATCACGTACGACGAGTACCACCTCCGCGACCTGCGGGAGCTGCACGGGACCGCCATCGACATCGGCGCCCACGTCGGCGCGGTGACGCTGTCCCTGCTCGCCGATCACCCCGACCTGCACGTCATCGCCGTCGAGGTGGTGCCCGAGAACGTCGAGGTGCTCCGCATCAACATCGAGGAGAACGGCTTCTCCGACCGGACGACCATCATCCAGGCGGCGGCCGCGGAACCCGGGCGCAAGACGGTGTCGGTCCTGTGGAACTACCGCAGCGCGGGCTCCGAGCCCGAGGCGTACGTCAAGGACTCCCGCTTCATCGCCGGGATCTACGGCCCCAAGCAGTCGGACGCCGACTCGCACCGCGTCAAGGCGGTCGCGCTCGACGACCTGATGGCGGGGCTGGACAAGATCGACCTGCTCAAGATCGACTGCGAGGGCTGCGAGTGGCAGTTCCTCCGCTCGCCCCGCGTCAAGGACGTCGAGCGGATCGTGGGCGAGTTCCACAATGAGGGCGGGATCGAGACGCTCCGGGGCCTCATCGGCGACACCCACCAGGTGATGCAGTTCGGCGGCCAGCACGACATCGGCCTGTTCCGGGCGGTCCTGACCTCGCTGGTGCGGCGATGAGCCGCGCGGCGCTCCTGCCGGCGGGGGCCGACCCGTTCCTCATCGCCTACTGGCTCCGCAACTACGCGACGTGGGCGCAGTTCGTGGACGAGCTGCGGATCACGGTCAGCGGGGCGCTCGAGCCCGAGGTGCTGGCCTACATCGAAGGTCTGGTGGCGGCCGCGCCCAACGCCACGATGACCCACATCGGCCACCGGACCGACCACGGCAAGATGATCGGCGTCCTCCTCGACCAGACGGACGCCACCCACGTCATGCTGTGCGAGGACGACGCCTACATCCGCCGACCCGGGATCGTGGACGAGTGCTTCCGGTTCGCCGAGGACGGCGGCCTCGTGGCAACCCCGCGCGACAGTTACGCCTCCGTCGAGGTCACGGGCGCCGCAGCGGCGACCTTCGGCGAGGGGTTCTCCTTCTGGCCGTGCTTCGTGTTCGTGGCCCGCGAGCACCTCCTGGCGACCGATCGGCAGTTCGGCGCGACGCTGTGGAAGGCGGGCGAGACCGTCCTCGGGCACACGCTGCGCGGGCAGTCGGTCGCCGACACGTTCGTCTGGGCCTCCTACCAGCTCCGCTCGATGGGGCTCGCCGAGCGGGTGCTGGACAACCACCGCATGTCGGGCCAGCGGATCCCCGACGACGCGCCGTGGGTCCACGTCGGGTCGCTCTCGTCCGGCTA